AGGAAATTGAATATTTACCTGTGTTCTTTAGTGTATTAACTTCAAATAACATCTTCATCATAACAGCATCACTTATATCGGGTGATGTTCCCAATATCTTTTTCATTTCATCCTTACTATGAACACCAATCTTATTGTCCTTATCTGTGTCTTTTAATCTTACTGATAATAGTTCTTGTGTTAATGTGTCTATTGTATTTGGGTCCATAACATTAATACTAATCTTTCCCTCCTTAATCATCTCGCTCAACTTAATGTAGCACTGACTTTTAAGATTGGTATAGTTCTGTTTATGTAATGGACTACTATTGTTTATAAAGTTCTTCCCACGTATTTGGTCAGCAACACCTCCACCAACGCCATCTGAATCCACAACTATATTAGATGGATGTACCCCGTATTTCTGTATTAGACCCTTTATTTCTTCACTCAAATCTGTTGTTGATAGTTTGGTATAGGTTAGTATTTCGGTGATGACGTTCCCTACCCATATCACTATTACGGACCTATCTGAACCGAACCTTGCTACGTCCACACTCATATACTTCTTATCATCCACATTTGGTGCTGACTTGAATATACTTGAACTGATTGTGTCAAAATCAAATAAACTATCTTCTTCTGTTTCATAATTCCAATCACCAAGGTATAAACGTTTCATTTGTTTTGGTGGTAGGTTTCTTAATATCTCCAAATATTCTGGTGGTAGATTTTTATTATCTGTTGGTAGTGCTTGTACAAATATCTTATATGGTTCTAATGTTTCATTAATATGTGGTGTATAAAATTCTGACTTTAACCAACTGTTTGTTGGGTTACAACTCATAAACAATTTTGGTGTTAGTTGATATTCATTAATCTTATATCTTAATAATGAACGTACCACATCATACGCTTGTCTTGAGACCTGACTAATCTCATCTATAAAAGCAATAGTAACTTCTAATCCACCCAATGAATCGTAGTTAGGGTCTGATGGATTGTATTGTAAATCTCTAAACACTATCTCACTTCCATTGTAGAACTTAATTTCGTTAGATTGTTGGTTATAGGTATAATGTTCAGGCGTGATTCCATGGTCCTTAAATAGGTCTAATAATGTCTTTATCGTGGTCACTCGTAATTGTGTTAAAACTGTACGACCTATCAACGCCCTAATACCAGGATAAGTAAGACACATATATAGAACCCATACAGAACCCAAATAGGATTTGCCACTTCCTTTAGCACCACCATATAACACTTCTCTATGAGTTTTATCAAGTAATAACTTAAATGTTTCATATTGTTTCTTATGTAATTTAATTTCCATTAAACATCCATTGGTTGTATAATTTCAACGGTACGATTATTTTTCATTGATAGATGTGCCAAGTGTGTGACCTTCTGTTCATCAGTCATCGTGGACATTTTTTTCATTTCCTTTTCATACATCTTCTTTACATCTCTATCCTTTTGTCTTTTATATCTTCTTGCTATTCCCATATTATTTTATTTCATTTTTAATTCTTGCTTCAGCTATCTTTATATATTCTTCTTCCTTCTCAATTCCAATAAAATCAAATCCACCTCGTATTGCTCCTTTACCGGTACTTCCACTTCCCATGAACGGATCTAATACGACCCCATTTACTGGTGTTACTAATTTAATTAGGTATAACATTAGTGCTGTGGGTTTAACTGTTGGGTGATTGTTCTTCTTTATTGTTTCAGGTCTTTCAGTTCCATCAGGATAAAAATCACCAATACCTTTATGACCTTCATTACCATTCCATAATTTATTTTCTTTATTCTCAAATCCATCCAACCCTTCATCCCTATCTTTCTTGGACGCCTTGGGACAATAGAAGAAACGACTTGCACCACCTTTATCGTTATGTGATGTTATTTTACCTGTTCCAAACATTTCACCTGTTGGTGTTTTTGTTGTTCTTTTATCAGGTGTTGATTTACTAATCCCCGATTGTTGGTCTAATACTTGTCCCGCCTCTTCGTCAAATATAATATTAGCGGGCCATCTACCTGTATTGTTCGGTTCCCAATCTTCTGTTCTTCCTTTATCTAATTCAACTCCCCATCCTGTTAAATCATTTCCTTGATTAATTACTTTTAAACTTGGTTTATCATCATTATATCCAATCCTACTCTCATCTATATTCAATCCACCCGTTCCCCATTTTAATACATTTTCCGCTACACTCTTTTCACTTAATGGTTTCCTTGCCATAACGATTGGTTCATGTGCAGGTTTTAACGCCGTTCCCCATCCTTCCCATTCACTTGTTCCTTTTGTTATATTATAATCAATTCTATCAGCGTCCTGCCATTTATCATAAAAACTTTTTTCACCATCAAACTTGATATTATTTGTAACACCAACAACTTCCCTGTCATTCCCTTGTAACTTATCCACCGCCTTACCGATGTTATGTGATTTAGGAAACCCTGAACCATACACCCACATAATTTGGTCCCTTATCTCAAACCCTGCATCCTCAATCCTTACCACCATTCTATGATATGTTCTACTACCACTAAACGATAATAGATGACCACCAGGTTTTAATACCCTTAAACATTCTATCCATATATCAGTTGATGGAACATCGTAGTCCCATTTTTTTGACATGAAGGATATTCCATACGGCGGATCCGTTACGATACTGTCCACCGAATTATCTTCCAATTCTTTTAGTTTGTCCAAACAATCTCCTAATTCTAATCTCATATTTATATATATATTTTATTCAAAAACGAAGTTTTGAGGGTATTAAACCCAAAAAAATTATTGGTCCAAATTAATTGAAATGGTTATTGGTTGACCATTAGTTGTAATATCAACTTTCTTAACTTCTAACTGATGTATTTTTGCTATATCATTTAGAACCTCACGTTCAGTACGTTTATTATTGTCTTCACGACAACGATGCAATAAGTCGTATAATTGTGTTAAGTGATTTTCTAATATTTCTTCTGAATTTTGACTATATCTTTCCTTCATTCTTGTTCTTGCTTCCTTCCACCACGTCTCCGCGGTTCTTTCTGATACATCAAATTCTTTTGCTGCTTTCGCTGCAAACTCTCGGTACGATAAATGTTCGTACAACATCATTTCAAATATTCGTGGCATCCTACTCTCAAACTCTAATTCGTTTGATTTACGACCACCTGCTGCTGCTTTCGCCATCTTATATTAATTTTAATGTGTTTCTAACATAATGTTCCATTTTGATATAAGCTCTATTCTTACAACAACTATATACAATATGTTCATTGAATAAATACATATATATGTCATTTACTTTAGTTCTTATCTCTATAGTCATACCACTAACTCTTAACGCTTCAAGTGCAAATAGTATTTCCTCGTTGGAATATTTCTGTTCTGTTATTATTTGTTCTTCAACCTTTTTTACTTTTCCCATTCCATATTGTTTTTATTCCATAACGCTAATTCGTAAGCCAATTGTCCATCAGGTGTGTCAGGATAATTTGATCTTAAAATTGATGTTGGTTCTATTATATCTATATTGTTATACCAATCATCCACCAAGTTTATTTCTTCTTTAGTTGGTTCTCTTTCATCCACCGTTACTAACTTAACTGTTTTTGGATTCTGTATTACCTTTTCTTTCTTACCGCAGTTACATCCCATCTTTAATTGTTTATTTTGTTTATTATGTCGGTTTTAACCTGCTTTCTTATTTCATTAATATAACGACTAATTGATTGATTTGGTATGTTTGTTTTTCTACTTACTGCTTTCATACTTCTATTGAGTGAAAGATATAAGTCCAATAAACTTTTCTTAAACCAATCTAATTCTGAATAGTTTAATTCCAATAGTTGATATATCTGTTCTTGTTCAAATTCTTCTTGTTCATATGATAAGTCCCAACAGGTTGCTACGTCCACATTCATTATCTGTCTTTCCCTCCTTATACGATAGTGGAAGGGACTGGTCTTGCTGAAGTAATTAATCCTCATCACCGCAACGATATAATACTTTATACTATTATCATCATAACTCTTTAGAGTTATTACCTCCTTATCATACAACTGTATTATACATTCATGTAACAAGTCCCTCGTTAATGGGTCTTGCTTGGTCATCTTCAT